CAATATAAAGTTTATTTAGTTTAATTATAAATACGTATAGAAATGAAAAACAAAGAAGAAGTTTTATTAAAGCTTTCAAACAATCAACAAAAGTTTCAGTTGGCTTTAATGGATGATGTTAAAGCATCTATTGCAGAGGCAAAGAAATTTAAAGACAATTTAAAAAACACAAAGAACAAAGCGGTTAATGCTTTGATTGCGTATAAGGATAATGCACAAGCAACAGCATTTAATGCAAATCAAGCGATTAAATCTATTGATGAGTTGGATAAAAAATCAAAAGAATTAGGTTTAGGAGATGCTGGTTTATCGGGTTGGAAGAAAGAATTGCAACAAGTTTACAAAGATTCTTCTTCTTTATTCAATTCTATCAATTCTGTTTTAAGTAGTCTATAATGAAAACATACGAAGCCGTATTTGATGCAGAAGAAAATTCAGGAGTTTATGCTATTAGTTTAGTGGAGAATCCTGCAATGGAAGGCATTATGATTGCTTTATCAAAACAAGAAATACAATTCAAAGAAATTGATAAAGAAGAGCGTAAAGTTTTAGGTTTAGTTTTAGAACCTAATAAGCCAATTTATAGAAATCAAGGTGGAGAAGAGTTTAACATTGTATTTTCTGAACAAGTTATAAAAGATTTATCTTATAATTTTTTCAAAAGTGGATTTCACAAAAACTCAACTTTAGAACATGATTCTAAAAATAAAATTGAGGGAGTGACATTTGTTGAAAGTTGGATTGTAGAAGATTCAGAAAAAGACAAAAGCGCCAACTTTGGTTTTAGTTATCCGAAAGGGAGTTGGTTAGCAGTTATGAAAATTGATAACGACGATGTTTGGAACAACTACGTTAAGACAGGTAAAGTGCAAGGATTTAGCATCGATGCAATGTTATCTTTAAAAGAAGTAAATTTAAAAAGTGAATTTAATATGAGTAAAGAAGTCGAAAAAACTTTTTTGGACGTACTGAAAGATTTACCTAACCAAATTAAGTTAGCGTTAACACCGCAAACAGAAATTAAATTAGGAAGTATCAAAACAGCCGACGAAGAAGTTACAATTATGTACGATGGCGAAATGATGGCTGTCGGAAATCCTGTTTGGATTGAAGCTGAAGATGGGACAAAAATTCCTGTTCCTGTTGGAGAACATCCACTTGAAAGCGGAATGATTTTAATCGTTACCGAAGAGGGTATTGTAGGAGAATTAAAAGAAGCTCCAACAGAAGAGCCTGCACCAGCTGAACCTGTGGCACAAGCGCAATCACAAGCAAGCTCAGACGCTGAACAAGCACAAGAAATTGCAAACGCAATTAAATCAATTTTAGTTAAGTATTCAGAAGTAGAAGCTAAAATCGATTCTGTAATTGCTGAAAACGTAGAATTTAAAAAACAAGTTTTAGAGTTATCAGAGCAACCAGCAAGTAAGCCAGTAAGAGCTACAGCAGTTCAAGTGGATTTATCTAAACTTACATTAAAAGAAAGATTATCGTATAAATTAAATCAAAACAAATAAAGAATGGCAACAACAGTTAGTGTAACATCTAATTACGCAGGTAAAGAAGCAGGCGCAATTATCGGACAAGCTTTTAAAGAAGCAGATACAATCGCAAAAGGATTTGTAACAGTATTTCCAAATGTAAATTATAAACTTAATTTACGCAAAATTGAATTGGCAGGTGGCAAAAGAGATTATACGTGTGGACACGTTCCAGCAGGTGCAATTACTTTAACTGAAAAAGTTTTAGAGCCTAAAAAATTCAAAGACGATTTCGACGTATGTAAAGAAGATTTTAGAGCGCAATGGTCTGAAGAAACAATGGGAGCTTCTGCTCATAATGATACAGCTCCAAAAGATATTATGGACGCTATTATTGTTGAAAAATTAGCACAAACAGCTGAAGAGTTAGACGATAACATTTGGAATGGTGACGGAACAAACGCAGGAGAGTTTGATGGTTTCTTAAAATTATTTTTAGCTGATTCAAGTGTAATCGATGTTGATTTAGCAGCAGCAACAACTGAAGCAAACGTTGAAGCACAATTAAAACAAGTTTTAGCTGCAGTTCCCGTAGCTTTAAGAAGAAAATCTTTAAGAGTTGGTGTTTCTTCTGACGTAGCACAAGCATACAACTTCTATTTAATTTCTAAAGGTATTTCTAATGGTTTAGGTGGTGATGCAAACACATTGCCAAGATTTGGTAAATACACAATCGAAGAAATTAACGGATTACCTGATTCTACTTATGTAGTTGCAGAGCCTAAAAACTTAATCTTCGGAACAGGTTTAGTAGCAGACCATAATGAAGTGAAATTAGTTGATGAAGATGAAATTGGTTTATTGACCGGTAAAGTTCGTGGTACAATGGTTTACAACGCTGGAGTAAACTACTACAATGGTGAAGAAATTGTTTGGGCAAGACAAATAGCATAATTTACTAACATAACCGCTCATTAACTGGGGCGGTTTTTAAAACCTAATATATATGGCATGTGATATTACAGCAGGAAGATTAAGAGCCTGCAAAGATGGCATCGGGGGTGTTGGCGAATTATACTTGTTTAATTTTGTTGAAAATCCTTTTACCGTTGCAAGTGGAGTAGCGACAGCTATTAATCCACTATTAACCGAAGCGTTTAAATTTGAGTTAGAGGGCGATGGTAATACTTTAGTGCAGGATATGGTTTCTGATAGAAACACAGGCACAAGAGTTAACACTCAAACTTTAACAGTAGTTTTAAAGAAAATTAGCGCAACTGATTCTGCAAATATGAATTTATTAGCTGCTGGTTTTCCAATGGCAGTAGTAAAAGACAGAAACGGAATTTACCACGCAGTTGGTATTGATGATGGAATTGATTTTACAATTCAAGAAGCAACAGGTGGGGCTAAAACAGACTTAAACGGATACACTTTGACAGGTATAGCTACAACAGGAAGTTTAGCGCCTAAATTAGATTCATCTACGGTAACAGCATTTTTAGCTTTGCTATAATTTTTGAACACTAATATACTGAGATTAAACCCTATCGTTATTCGGTAGGGTTTTTATTATTTCATTAATTACTTCAACAACTTTTTCAGGCGTTTCTGCAATAAAAGAATCCATATATTTAATTTCGTTATACAAGTATATTAAATGGACTACCGAATTATTCATTTTAATTTCTAATATTTTCATAATGTTTTAATTTAGTTTACACAAAGATATGAAATAAAGTAACAAAATAACAAAAAAATAGTTTAATAGTATGATAGTAGTACAGCCAACAATATTAGAACATCAAATAAAGGTTATACCGAGATTATACCCTAATGAAGCTTTGACTTTATCACTTTACAATGAAGCTACAAAAGTTACAGAAACTTTAGATAACATTTACATAGTTCAAGATGGTTACTTATATATTGACTTTGAAAAGGTATTTAATGAAAGTGATAAATATAAGATTACAATAAAAGAAGAAAACGAGGTTATATACAGAGGTAAAATAAAAGCTACTTCGCAAGAACCGCAAGAATATAAACAAACAAAAGATAAATATTACTATGAGTAATAATAGCGATGTTAGACTAATACAACTAAACAACTATATTAAACCTAAATTAGAAGAAAACAAGTCTAAAAATTGGGTTTTAAATGGTCGTAATAATTCTTTTTATCAGTATATTATTGATAGAAATAACGGAAGCGTTACCAATGCAACTATAAACAGAAGTTACACAAACTTAATTTATGGTAGAGGTTTAGGAAACAGAAACGGGCAAGGCGGTTTATCTTCTGATTGGATAAAATTTAAAAGCGTTTTAAAAGATAAAGAGTTAAAAAAGATAATTGCAGACTTTCAGTTATTTGGAGAAGCTTCGATGCAAGTTATTAAAAAGAAAAATGGCGATTTAGACGCTATTTATCATATACCTAAAGACAAGATTGCACCAAGTTTAGAAAATGAAGATGGAGAAATAGATGGCTATTGGTATTGTAAAGATTGGAGCAAAACAACTCAAAATCAACCCGAGTTTTTCCCTGCTTTTGGGACGTCAAAAGAAGCTATTGAAATTTACGTAATAAAACCTTATTCAGCAGGGTGTAATTATTTTTCAAATCCTGATTATTTCGCTGGTTTATCTTATGCTGAAATGGAAGAGGAAATTGCAAACTATTATATTAATCACATTAAAAATGGGTTGTCTTTTGGTTATATTATTAATATTCCAAACGGGGAAAACTTAACTGTTGATGAAAAAGATTTATTAGAACGTAAAATAAAACAAAACTTAACAGGTAGTTCAAATGCTGGTAAGTTTATTTTATCTTTTAACGTAGGAGATAAAAAAATAGAAGTTGAATTACTGCAAGTTAACGACGCTCATAAGCAATGGGAGTATTTAACAGTAGAATGTAGACAGCAAATTATGACAGCGCATGGAGTTGTTTCTCCAATGTTATTTGGTATTAAAGACAGCACAGGATTAGGTAATAATGCAGATGAATTAGACACAGCAGAAGCTCAATTATTAAAGCGTGTTATTGCACCAAAACAGCAATTCATTTTAGACGCTTTAGAGGATATTTGTGTAGATTATGGTATAAATGTAGACTTATATTTTAAACCTTTAACAGAGCCAAAGCAAAACGTTCAAATGAGTGCGCACGTTTGTTGCTCCGATGAAAAAAAAAATCTTGACACTACCATAGCTGATGAATTAATCGGTTTAGGTGAAGATATTACAGAAGATTGGGAGTTAATCGAAAGTGAAGTAGTTACAAATGAAACCGCTGTAAATTTAACAAGTACAGGGACAGCAATTCCAAACGCAAAAAGCGAATTAGATGGAGAAAAGTTTAAAAGCAGGTTGCGTTATAGTGGTTCTTTAAGTGATAATAGTAGAGAATTTTGCGTTAAAATGATTTCAGCTAATAAGCTTTATCGAATCGAAGATGTAAAAGCAATGAGTAATAAAGTTGTAAATGAGGGTTGGGGACCTAATGGCGCTAATACTTACGATATATTACTATATAAAGGCGGTGGAGCGTGTCGCCATTATTGGGTACGTGAAACATATAGGCTAAAAGCTGATGTAAATAATCCTAATGCGGAACAAATAACTCCAGCACTAGCGAGAAAAGAAGGCGAAATTTTGCCTAAATTAGATAGTAAAATCTATGAAAAGCCAAACGATATGCCAAATAACGGATTTTTAAAGAAGAGATAAAATGGAAGTATTATTTGTAAGTCCAGAAACTTTAACAAGTGAAACAATTTTAGGGGGAAACGTAGATATTGACAAATATTTACCTTGTATTCTATCAGCTCAAATAAGTACAATAGAGCCACTTTTAGGTACTTTATTATATGATAAGATTTCAGAAGATTTTGAAGCCGATACATTAATCGGTTTATACTTAACTTTGTTTATTGACTACGTTAAACCAATTACAAAAAATATTGCTATTGCAGAATATATTGAAATTTCACAATATATGTTAACGAATGGCGGTTTATACAAACATACAGCAGAAAACAGCGAAGTAGTAAGCAAAGAAGAAGTTTTGGCTTTAGCTGGAAAATATAGAAGTATTGCGCAAATGTATATACAAAGATTTAATAAATGGATTTGTAAAAATCACATCGAAGAGTATAAATGTTGGCAAGACGAGGTTAACGCCAGTAAAAACGTAAATACTTCTTTAGGTTGGTATTTCGGAACAGCAAACAATAAACATAAAGGATATGATTGTAACTGGTTGGAATAGAAAATGTAAAGATTCTTTAGGTGGTGTTTATGAAGTTTTTATTTTTCCTTATGTAAAATATTCACGTTCACAAATAGTCGCTAATGGCAATCTTTTAACTTCTTTTCCTGAAACTACAATTTATCCTTTTTATAGTTTAGTAAGTCCAACACCAACGCAACAAATGGAGCAAGATGCTGGTGGTAAATTTTACAATCAAAGTATCAGTTTAGAATTTGATAATTATAATGAAGTAGAAAAACTTTTAAATAAAGATTATCGAATTATATTTAAAGATAGATTAGGCAATTACAGAATATTTGGTTTGTTTAATGGTTTAGAAAGCGGTACTTTAAATTATTCAAGTGGTGGTGGTAAAACAGATTTAAATGGTTACAAGATTTCGTTTGATGGAAAAGAAGAAAGAGAGGCTTATTTTATAAATGATTTAGCAAGTACTGGATTTATAATTTCAGGAGTTGATACAAACGAATATTTAT